GTGACCCCCGCGTGGCCGTGGGCGCTGGCCCTGACCATCGCGCTCGGCGCGCTGATCGTCTCCCAGGTGCAACTGCACGAGGCGCGCGGCGAAGTCCACCGGCTGCGGGCGCTGCTGTCCGACGTGACCCGGTGGGGGCAGAACTGGGGGCGGTCGGAATGACCGACGAGGACTACCTGACGGCTGTGCTCAACTGCGACGACCAGAGCGGCATGGCAACCGACGCCGCATGGCGGGCCGTGTCCGCGCTGCGTGGGCGCGCCGAACGCGCCGAGGCCGAGGTGCAGCGACTCCATCGCGTCATCGCTGAGTCGCTGCCGTACATCGACTTCGCCGAACAGTTTTCCCAGGCCGAGGCCGCGATTCAGCGGGTGCGGGAGATTCACCGGCAGTCGCACTTCAGCAATGAGTGCATCGAGTGTGCGCCCGGAGGCACCTACTACTGGCCGTGCCCCACTGTCGAAGCCCTGCTGGACGGTGCGTCGTGAGCCCGATCCGATGGTCCGACGTGGCCGACACGGCGCTGGGTGTGGTGCTCGGCCTGGCGATCGGCGCCGCCGCGCTCGCCGCGCTCGGCGGCTGGGTTGTCAGGCGGGTGTGGTCATGACGCAGCGACGTGCGCATTGGACAGATGACCTGATCGAAGGTGTGCGGTCGAAAATCGGGATGCACCAGCACGGGCCGATCGGAGAGATTCGGATATACAACCCGTTCGACGATGAGGTCTATAACGTCATCGCCGAAGTCGAGGACTGGCTACTCGCACAGCCGATATTCGACCTGTTCGTGTCTGGACGCGCTGTTCGCGCCGAGGCTGCGATCCAGCGAGTGCGGGACACCTGTCGCGCCACTAACTCAGTCCGAATGTCGATAGACGATTCCTGGCTGCCGGGATGGGACTTAGCCGTTGAATACGTCCTTCGCTCCCTGGACGGTGCGTCATGAGCATCGCCACCCACGGACACCGGCTGCAACCCATCGGCGCCCGCAGCCTTCACCCCACGGAAGCCCTGCTCGTGTCGATGGCCACCGCCCGCGGCGCGTGGGTACGCACCTGCACCTGCGGGCTGATCGTCACCGGCATCAACGAAACCGACCTGCACTGCCGCTACCGCGAGCATCTGCGCAACGTCTTGGAGGCGATGTCGTGAACGACTGGATGGAATACGCTGCGTGCAGCACCTCCGACCTGCCGTCGGCGCTGTGGACCGACAAACCCGACGGCAGCCAGTGGGGCCGCAGCGAACAAGCCCAGGCCGTCGCCGTATGCCGCACCTGCCCCGTCGCCGCCGAATGCCTGCGCCACGCCCTGCGCATCGAGGCGCGAGCCGACCACTGGCATCGGCACGGCATCTGGGGCGGCGCCACCCCCGTGCAACGCCACGACCTCGCCCGGCAGGTGAGCGCACCATGAGTACCCGCAGCCAGATATACGCGCTCATCGACCTGGAGCGGTCCCGACAGTTCGATAAGTGGGGCGGGCCGCACGCATGGGGCGACGGTGACTGCTCCAGCCCCGCAGTCGAGGACATCGTCAAAGTTGCTGTTCTGTCCGAAGAATGCGGCGAGGTTGCCCGCGCCGTTCTCGACGCGGACATTGACCAACTCCGCACCGAACTGATCCAGGTCGCCGCCGTCGCGGTCGCCTGGCTGGAGGCACTGTGAACGACTACGCGGCATTTCTATACGGCAAGACTCAGCTCGACTCTGCTGGCGGGTTCGAACCCTACGACATCCCCGACTACCTCTTCGGGTTTCAGAGGTACATGGTCGACTGGGCGATCCGGCAGGGCAGGGGGGCGCTGTTCGCTGACTGCGGGATGGGTAAAACGCCGATGGAGTTGGTGTGGGCGCAGAACGTCCATAAGCACACCGGCAAACCTGTGCTACTGGTCACGCCATTGGCGGTCGGGTTCCAGATCGAACAGGAGGCGCACAAGTTCGGCGCCGATGCGTCCGTATCGCGCAATGGGTCTATCCCGGCCTCAATCACGATCACGAACTACGAGCGGATCGACAAGTTCGACCCGGACGACTTCGCCGGTGTCGTGTGCGACGAGTCCAGCGCGATCAAGGCGTTCGACGGAGTGCGGCGTGCCCAGGTGACCGAGTTCCTGCGTCGGATGCCGTACCGGCTGTTGGGCACCGCGACGGCCGCGCCCAACGACTACATCGAACTGGGCACGTCGAGCGAGGCGCTGGGCGAATTGGGTCACCTGGACATGATCAACAGATTCTTCGTCAACGACAACCGGACATCCGACACCAAGTCACGGATGAACCGTCAGGGCAAATGGTTACAAGGCGCCGGAACCGGGTTCCGTTTCAAGGGCCACGCGCAAGATCCGTTCTGGCAATGGGTGTCGTCGTGGGCGCGGGCCATTCGCAAGCCATCCGACTACGGGTTCGACGACGACGGGTTCATCCTGCCATCACTCGACCATCGGGTTCATGTCGTCGAAGCCCGCACCCCTCACCCCGACATGCTGTTCGACGCGCCCGCGTTCGGACTGGCCGAAGAGCGCGAGGAACTGCGCCGCACCATCGACGAACGGTGCGAGACAGCGGCCGACGTACTGTCCGACGTCGACAGCGGCGTGGCCTGGTGCCACCTCAACGCCGAATCGTCCCGGCTGGCCAAGATGATCGACGGCGCCGTAGAAGTGTCCGGGTCCGACTCACCCGAGGCCAAAGAAGAGAAGTTGATGGCCTTCACCAAAGGCGAGGTCCGAGTGCTGGTCACGAAACCGAAGATCGGCGCGTGGGGGTTGAACTGGCAACACTGCCACCGAATGACATTCTTCCCATCACACTCCTACGAGCAGTACTACCAGGCTGTACGCAGGTCGTGGAGGTTCGGCCAAACCCTACCCGTGACTGTCGACCTGATCACCACTGAGGGCCAGTCGCGGGTGCTGGACAACCTGCAACGCAAGTCCGCACAGGCCGACGCGATGTTCGACTCACTGATTACCCACATGAACGCTGCCCTGACCGTAGAGCGCAGCAAATACGCACCGAAACCCGTGGAGGTTCCAACATGGATGACCAACTGATCACAGACCGCTACGCGATATACAACGCCGACTGCATGGACGTGATGGCGCAGTTCCCCAGCGATTCGATACACCTGTCGGTGTACTCGCCACCTTTCGGCGGGCTGTACCACTACTCCAGCAGCGAGCGCGACCTGTCCAACGCGAGAGACTACGACGAGTTCTTCGAGCACTACGGATACATCATCGCCGAACTGTCGCGGCTCACCATGCCAGGTCGGATCACTGCCGTTCACTGCATGGACGTTCCCACCGGCAACAGCGGCAAGGATGCGCTCACCGACTTCCCCGGTGACATCATCCGGGCACACAAACCGCATGGGTTCGAGTACATAGCCCGATACCACATATGGAAAGAGCCGCTGGGGGTCCGTAATCGGACTATGGCGAAGAACCTCGCCCACAAGACCATCGTCGACGACTCCAGCCGATGCTCGGTGGCCAGCGCCGACTACTTGCTGGTATTCCGCAAACGTGGCGAAAACCTGACACCGATCGACCATCCCCAGGGGCTTACCGAGTACGCCGGTGGGCGGAAGATGCCCGCCGAACTGTTGGCCTACCGCAACTGGACCGGGAAGCAAACCGAGAACCGATTCTCACACTGGATATGGAGACAGTACGCGTCGGCGTTCTGGGATGACATCCGCATCGGGCGGGTGCTGCCGTTCCGCGAGTCCAAGGACGAGGACGACGAAAAGCACATGCACCCGCTGCAACTCGACGTGATCCATCGGGTTCTCCAGCTGTGGAGCAACCCCGGAGAGCGAGTGCTGACCCCGTTCATGGGCGTCGGGTCAGAGGTATACGAGTCGGTGGATGCAGGAAGGTTCGGGGTCGGCATAGAGCTGAAATCCTCCTACTACCGGCAGGCGGTCAAGAATCTGCGGGCACTCGACGACGAGCGGGTGGAGGATGTGGCGCTGTTCGAGGAATCGCCCGCATGACCGACCTGTGCCTGCGACCCCG